ATCATTAAATGCTATTATGGATGGGTTTAAGGATCAAAAACGTGACAAATTTCATTTTATAGACTATAATGATTTGGTAAATGATCCACAGAAAGAGTTGGATGGTATCTATCACTTCTTAGGTGAAGAGCCATTCGAGCATACATTTGATGGATTATCTAATGAACATAGAGAAGATGATCTCAATACATATGGTTTGGCTGATATGCATGAGGTTCATTCGGAATTGGTAAAGACATCTGATCATCCATCCAATGTTCTTCCTTCATCTATTATAGATCTATATAATAGAAATAGACAGAACTTAGAATTCTGGACTGAACCTGAGGTTGTTAAGATTAATCCCCCTAAGGCACCTTTGACTAAACCCAATACATATAATCTTTTTTCATAATTATGGCTCAAAAAAAATATTCTCTGTTTCATGTACAAGGTGGGTTTGGAAAGCATATTGCAGCAACCGCAGTAGCAAAATGTATAAAGAATAATTATCCAGGTAGAGAACTAATATTAACTGCTGTTTATACAGAAATATATCAGAACCTTCCATTTGTAGATAGAGTATATCAATTAGGAAATACAAGTTATTATTATCAAACTTATGTGGAGGATATGGATTCATTAATCTTTGCTAATGAACCATATTTTACAACTGATCATGTAAATAAAAAATTACCTTTGGTACAGACTTGGAGTAAGATGTATGGTCTGAAGTACAAAGGTGAGATGCCTCAGATTACATTCAATCATCTTCAAAAAAAGATTGCTAAAGAATTCTGGACTGGTAGGGCAAATGGTAAACCTATCATGGTCATACAGACTAATGGTGGTCTATTAAATGAACAAAGGCCTTATCTATGGGCTAGAGATATGCCTATAGCATTAGCACAAAAACTTGTAGATCATTACGAAAAGGATTATCATATCTTCCAGATAACTAAACCATCAGCTGAAGTATTGGATGGTGTAGAAGTTATTAAAGAACCTATGAGTAACATGGAACTTGTAAGTATATTATTACAGAGTGAGAAAAGAATCTTTATTGATAGTTGTATGCAACATGCTGCAGCAGCATTGAAGATGCCTTCAGTAGTTCTATGGAATGGTACAAGTCCAGAAGTATTTGGATGGGATATGCATACTAATATACAAGCAAGAAAACCTGCTAAGTTTAAACTACCTAACAGTGTGTTCTTTGACTTTGATTTTATTGGTGTTGAAGCAGAGTATCCATACGTTGATGAAGAGGAAGACATCTTTGATTTTGATAAGATTATAGAGGCAGTCGGTTAACATGAATGTTGTTGGACTTTATGGTGCAATCGGTTGGAATGTTGTACTTTCAGATCTTCCTAAGCTAGAAAAGCAAGTAAATAATAGTTGGACACATGGTGCTAGTGTAACTTTATTTAAGGATGATGACCACATATGTAGTGTTAGTGAGGAAAGACTTAGTGGAGTAAAATATGATGGTAATTTTCCTAGAAAGTCTATAGAGTATTGTCTATCTATTGGTAACTTAGATAAGAATGATATTGATTTAGTAGTCATCCCTTCTATGGCCAATCAGGAGTTCTATAGGTATTGGGTGAATAATACTATTACGAAAAAAGTTAAAAGATATTTTCCAAATGCAACAGTACGTATAGTATCTCATCATTTATGTCATGCTGCATCAACAGTATTCTCTTGTGATTACAATGAAGGATCATTCATTACATTAGATAATGCAGGGTCAGTTTTGTTCGATACGGTAGGGCAACTCTTTGCTTGTGAGAATCATTCATTAGGTTATTTTAATAAGAAGAAAGGTATATTCAAATATTTTCCTGGTATTCCTCAGATGAATAACTTTGGAAATTATTATTGGTTGTGGGCATATAATATCTACGTTAATAAAGTTGATAAACAAATTAGTCTTACTAATCCTTATTATAGAGAGACATTCTGTGGTAAGGTAATGGGCCTCTCTGCCTATGGAAATTTAAAAGACCTACCAAAAGATGGTAGAGTTGCTATGGAAGGTATACCTCAGGTTGCTATGGAATTTCTACCTCAGACAGGTAGACAGGGGCCATATGAGAATCTAACACCAGATAATAAAGCACAACTCCTTCAACATAATTTTGAGCAAGGTATATTAACATACATGAAAGCATTGAAAAGAGAAACATATATTCAAGATAATCTTTGTCTTGCTGGTGGTGTCTTCTTAAATATACTTGCTAACTCTGTGCTCCGTGATAATAATATAGCAGATAACATACACATACCACCATTCCCTGATGATACTGGACTCTCATTTGGAGCAGCATGTTATGGTATTTTTAAAGAGAAGGGAAAAATAAATTTACCTCATAACATATCATTACTTGGTAAAACTTATAGTGATGAAGAGATTGAAGAAGCACTTGGAGATACTAAGTATGAGAAGTATGATGACTTTGATGAATTATGTAAGGTGGTATCAGGATATCTTGCAGACAATAAAATTGTAGGATGGTTCCAGAATAGATCCGAGTTCGGGCCTAGAGCACTTGGTTCAAGGTCTATCCTTATGAATCCTAAGCCTAAGAAAAACAAGGACGTTGTAAACGAACGTATCAAGCATAGGGAGGAGTGGAGACCCTTTGCAGGTATTATGTTGGAGGAATACCAAGAAGATTATTTTGTAGAGGATTATCCAAATGAATATATGTTATACTCTCTGACTGTACGGAAACATAAGAGAAAGGATCTTGGTGCTATCACTCATAAAGATGGTACTTGTAGAATACAAACAGTGAATGAGAAATTGCATCCAGAAGTTACTAAACTCTTACAAAAATATAAAGAAGAAACAGGGTGTCCTATTCTTCTAAATACATCTTTCAATGATAATGGCCAACCAATTGTTGAGACACCAAAACATGCTGTTGACACTTTTAATAAAATTGATTTAGATTACTTGTGTATCGGTAATTACATTATAAATAAAAATTCCTAGAGGTTTAATTAAGATATGAATTTCGCAGTCTATACGAAAGAAGGGTGTCCGTATTGCGACAAAGTAAAACAGGTATTAAAGTTGACAGAGAGCAAGTATGTAGTGTATAATTTAGACCAACACTTTGATAAAGATTCATTTTATGGTGAGTTTGGTCAAGGATCAACTTTCCCACAGGTAGTCTGTGATGGAAAAAAATTAGGAGGTTGCATTGACACAATCAAATTCCTCAGAGAAGAAAAAATCCTCCAAACATAATATAAATAAAACCAACACTCCTGATATTAATCGTGGTGTTGAACTTATGCTTCAGGGAGGTAAAAAAAGAAAAAAACCTGTTCATATAATATGGAATAAGATGATTTGTTTTTTTAATACAGAAGTAGATATCTACTTTGAGTTTTCCTTATCGAAAAGGAAAAAAAATTAAATACCGAGGAGTGTAAAATGGATTCGTTTACGATAGTAACATTAACATTAACAACTTTAGTATCGTTACTTGCATTATTAGTGGGTGGTATGGTAGGATGGATGGCAAGACAACATTCATACGAAACAACACCACAAGTTGTGTATACACATCCAGAGATGTTTGATGAAAATGGCAATCTAACCCCAGACGAAATTGTAGCTGTACGTTTTGAAAATTATGACCCCGACGACGAAGAAGACGACTAAACCTAAGAGAACTTTACAAGTTAAAACTCTTCCCGACTTACCAAATAATCCTTTTATTTTTGAGATTCTTGATCTAGCATCAAAACAGAGATCTAAGGCCAAAAAAATAGAAGTTCTTAGAAAATATGATCATAAAGCATTGAGAGTTATCTTTGTTTGGAATTTTGATGAGACTGTTCAATCCGTTCTTCCTGAAGGAGAAGTTCCTTATGTAGGATATGATGAGAATGTTTCCTATAGTGGAACTCTATCTACTAAACTTACTCATCAGGTACGTGCTATGCATGAGAAGGGTAACTTTTCTTTAGGTGCAAGTGATCAGCAAGGTCATACTACTATTAGAAGAGAATGTAGACACTTCTATAGGTTTGTGAAGGGTGGTGATGATCAGTTGAATTCTATTCGTAGAGAAACAATGTTCATTAATATCCTACAGGGCCTTCATCCATTAGAAGCAGAAGTTCTTTGTCTTGTAAAAGATAAGAAACTATCTGATTCTTATAAGATTACTAAAGAGGTTGTTGCTGAAGCATTTCCAGATATTCATTGGGGTGATAGAGGATGACTACTGAAACGAAAAAACCAGAGGCAAAGAAACCAGAGAAAGTAGTAGAAAAAAAGAAATCAATATGGAGTTCAGAGGAAGTAAAGAAACTGAATGAATTATATGGAACTGATATTCTTGTAGAAAATGGATCTCATGAGGAGCTTGTTACAACTCAAGCACCTAATGATGCTTATATTATCAAGTATGTGTACGATGATTCCGTTCGCTGTGACCTTACAAGGGGCACCAAAACGAATTTATTTGATATGTACTGGGATAAACTTAAGAATGATCTGAAGTCCATAGATTATGGTAAGGGAACTATTAAACCTAGTCTTTGGGGTTATAAGTCACCGCAATCATCGAAGAAGAAAAAGAAGTGAAATATGTAGATAATTACTTATCTAAGCAATTACTTCAGAGAATTAAAAATGATATCTGTGATCAGCAGACAACTAGTTGGTTTTGTATTAAAGATATTTCTGGCCGTGCTATAGAGAAAGATTGTTATTTTACTCATATGCTATTCGAAACGTATATGAATGAAGATAATCTATTATATGAGCCAGAAGAACCTTGTAGTCCTAAGTACTGGATTGCAGATGTATTAAAAGAGGCTATAGGTGCAAAGAAATTAATTAGAGTAAAGGCAAACTTATATCCTAGAACAGATATTTTAGTTAGTCATAAACCTCATAAGGATTATGCTTTTGATCATAAAGCAGCATTATTATCTTTGAATACGTGTGATGGCCATACTAATGTTGATGGTACAGAAGTTGCGTCCGTGAAAAATAGAATGTTATTTTTTGATCCTCAAGTTACTCACAACAGTACGAATTGTACTGACCAACAGTTTAGAGTTAATATTAATATTAATTACGTTTAATCTCTGGCCACCAAAATCGACTTTTAATTCCAAATATCGGGGACAAAAAACTCCGACATTTTTTTGAGCCACAGGATTTTGTAACAAATTTACATACCTACTTGACTATATACTATAACTGTGTTAGTATTAACACAATCGTTCAACCTCATTAGAGGTCGCAAGTAAGCCGACTCGGAACGGAATCGTTCATCCCATGTTTCATTTAGCTGTTATCGCTTCTACTTTCTCTTGTGCTGATGCTAGTGTTCTTATTGAAAAAATGAGAACATATAGAGTCGAAGAAGAGACACGAACTGAAATGATTCAGATCGTGAAAGGAGAGACGCAGGGGTGTGACTGGGACGCACAAGTTGACTAAAGGAACGGATTAAAAACCCTACTACTTTGGAGAAACCCAATGGCAAAAGTCACTTATCGTGGTGTCACCTATGACACCGAGAACCGTCCTAATAAGACAGTAAAACCAGCAGAACATGTAGAGACATACCGTGGTGTATCGTTTCTCGTAGATGCTGCAGGACACAAACGTGTTCTTTCTACCGTCTGATAGGTTCGTCAAGTAAGCATAAAGAGCGTCTATTGACAGACGCTCTTTTTTTATGGTATACTATCTAAATACCATATAAAAATTATGGAAAAGGATAAATTAAAACTTATCGTTCGTAATTTGGAACTATTAGTGGATTCTCTTAAAGCTGAGGTCTACTCTGATGTAGATGCCTATTCTGTAGGATTAAATCCAAATGAAATCTGCGGTATAAATGATTATGATGAAATCTTCGAGGATGATGACGGATGAGATCTAAAGAAATCTTAAAAAACCTTAAACAAGCACTTCAGCAAGATTATCTATATGATGCCGAAGAGTTGAGTTTTATGAAAGAGCAATTATCTGTTTTAGAGGCAGAAGTGGCAAAAACTAAAAGAAAAAAACCCGAAGGATTTGGAAAATGAATGTAAAATTAATTCGTATGTGGTCTGGTGAAGATGTGATAGCAGATCTTGTTAAAGATAAAGGAGAGTATCTTGTAATTAAGAATCCTATTGTTGCTATTCCTTCAGGTCAGGGCCAAATGGGATTTGCTCCTTGGTCACCACTTCTTGAAGCAAGAGATACTGAATTAGAAGTATCTGGAAAATATGTTGTGTATATTGCTAATACACAAGAGGATATTATTGAACAATATCGGGAAATGTATGCTCCTATTGCAACTCCACCTAAGAAAAAACTTATTCTATAATGACTGTAAAACTTGTAAGTATCACTCCTGACGCAGAGAAGACAATGGGTTATATTGCCCGTGTCTCTAATCCATCGAATCAGGAAAATGAGAAGTATGCGGGATTATTAAAGTATTGTATTAAACATAATCATTGGAGTGTATTTGAACAATCCTCTATGAGCTTGGAAATCGAGACAACTCGAGCTATCGCTGCTCAAATTTTGAGACATAGGAGCTTTACATTCCAAGAGTTCTCACAGAGATATGCAGCAAGTACTGCATTGGGTGATATCGCACTCCCAGAACTTCGTAGACAAGACACCAAGAATCGTCAAAATTCGACTGATGACCTAGATCCTGAAATGGTGGAAAAATTTGAGAAACAGATGATTACACTTTTTAGTTCTTCAAAGGCACTTTATGAGCAAATGTTGAGTCAGGGTGTTGCGAAAGAATGTGCAAGAATGGTGTTACCTCTATGTACTCCTACCAGAATCTATATGACTGGTTCTTGTCGTTCATGGATTCACTATATTAACCTGAGATCTGCACACGGTACTCAAAAAGAGCACATGCAGATTGCAGAGGCATGTAGAGAAATCTTTGTAGAGCAATTCCCGAACGTTTCAGAAGCGTTAGACTGGGCCTAAATAAATTACATAAAATTATAATCATGGCAACATATCCTGTGGTTCACAAA